TCAAACCAAAATGCCTCCGGCAATCCCGGCGCGGTTCAGCACGCTCCACTGTTCGGCGTCGTTGTGAACGCGAACGGAAAGCGGCTCCGGCGGCCTGATCTTTGATGCACGGTCCTGGACCTCCTGGGGCGTCGCGCCCTTGAGCGTTACGTCCCAGGAGTACTGGCGCAGGGCAACCGACCGCTCTACTTCGCCGAATAGCAGCTGCTCATAAGCATCGGCGAAGTCGATCGCCGACAGTAGATCGCTTCTGCCGCGCTTACCGTTACATAGATCGTTAATGCGATAGAAGAAGCAATCACCGTCGACCATGCCGGCGCGCAGCCGGCGCGCGCCTTCGCCAAACAGATCGGTGTCCTCGCCGTTGTAAATGGTTCGGTAGATCTTGCGCCGTCCGCTTGACTTGCGGACCACGACGCCGATTGGCACGGCGGCATTGTCCGGGTCAGTGATCACGGCCTCGATCGCCGCCGGGTCGACCTTGCCGATGCGGACGGTCCCCGTAATTTGGTTCACAAACACCGGCCAGCATTGCTCGCCGAACAGCGCCAGCTCGCGGACGTGCTTCTCCAGGTTCAGGTCCATCCGGTTGATCGGGTCGGACCAGAAGGCATCGAGCCAGGTTTGAGCCTCGGGATCGTCAACCTCCAAGGTGACCCCTTCCCCCAGCAGGAAGGCGGTCGGCAGCTCGATCAGCCGATTGGCCAGACGATTGCTCTCCCAGAGGTAGGCCGCCAGCTCCTGCATCCGGCGTTGGGAAATTGGAGATAGGTCGCGCCGGGAGGCGCCGCTCAATGGGCGCCATTGATCGTCGTCGTCGTCGACCGTCACGCCGGCCGCCTCGACCATCCGTTCCGGCTCGGCCGCACTGGTGAGCGCGGTCGTTCCGAAGACCCAGCTGAACGCCCGCTTGAATCGACCCATCAACGCCTCCTGAACATGCTGATGTCGCGCCGGCCGAACATCTGAATTCCGCCGCGACCGGCAGTCGCGGAGGGCACATACAGCTTCGGTGCCGGTGGGATGCTGACGCCGGCGGCCGGCTGCGCACCGTTATCCGCCGCGGCAATGCCGAGCATGGCTGCCCAGAAGCGGTCGGCATGACCGGCGCCGTCCCGATCGGCGACCAGGCGGGGGTGCCCGGTCGGGCCGACGACTTTCTTGACCTTGTGGAGATCCGCCCGCAGCTCCGGCCGGCCGGTCGGGATCCGGACGCGCCGATCCTCGAATGCCTGCTTGCCGGCCGTCGCCACGGCCAGCGGCCGTGCGCCGTTCAACAGCACTCCCTCGACCCGAAGCCCATGGCGACGCTGAGCGTCCTCGACGGGTTTCTCACCCATGCCGGTCTGATCCATGACGAGGCGAACGACGTTGTACCGCGCCATTAGATCGTCGATCGCGTCATCCTGCTCCGCAAAGGTAGCGCCCTTCAGCTCGACGATCTCGCGGGTCCAAAGCACGTCTCCGACCAGTTCCCACACCCAGGCGACCCACAGATCGCGCCGGCGTGCGATATCATTGCCGATGAAGCACGGGCCGCCCTGGTAGAGGAAAGGATCACCGGCATCTGGATCCTCGACCGTCGCGATCAGGTCGTAGGGCAGCCAGGCGCTTGCCTCGTCCAGCCATTTCAGCTCGAACTCTTGAGCCCAGGCGTCCTCGTCACCGATCGCGGTCCGTAGCTCGTCGATGTTGCGCGGCAGGCCATCCCGCACGGCCTGATAGATGTCGACGATGTGGCGCGACCAAGCTTCATCCTCGCCTGTGACCAGCTCATAGAACTTGTTGCTCTTCCCGTTCGGCGTGGAAACAACGCGCAGACGCCAGCCGTTGGAGATGACAGGGAACAGCGCCTTCCAGATCGAGCGGGAGTCTTTGTGAAAGGCGAACTCGTCCAGAAAGACGTTGGCCGAGAAGCCGCGGGCTGTGTCCGGGTTGGCAGGTAGCGCTGTGATGCGGGACCCGCCCGGAAGGACAACCTCAAGCGCCTTGTGACTGCTCTCCTGCCCAATCCAATTGTATTCCAGCTCCTCGAAACCGATTTGGTAGGCTTGGGCATGGCGCTTGATGCCTTCGTCCATCGCCTCCTTGGCCTGGCGCTCGCCACGAGACAGGATCACCCAGCGCTCCCGCCGCCCGCCCGTCATCGCGGCGAAACAGTCGTCCACGATCTCCAGCGTTGTCGTGAAGGTCTTGCCGGTCTGCCGCGCGAACATGCCCGCCTTGAACCGGCTGCGGTCCAGGAACCAGCGCTTCTGGTAGGCATAGAGCGGGACGGCCGGGGTCACTGGAAGATCCCATAGACCTCTTCGCGGATCCGCTTCAGCGCGGCCGCGAGGTCGGCCTTGTCGTCCCCGGTTGCACCGGCCTTCGCTGCTTCGGCCTCGGCCTGGCGCAGCGTGGCGTCCACCTTTTCCTTCAGCTCCTGCCGCAGCTTGACGACGTCGCCGACTACCTTCTCGGCGCCGGCCAGGTCCTTCAGGGCCTTCGCCAGGAAAAACGCCTCCTTGGCATCCAGCTCGACCGGCGCACCGTCTTCGCTGACCGCCAGGTTCAGAAGCGCGCCGTGCAGCAGCTCGATGTTGAGCTGCGCAAGGCGGTTCTCGGGGCGCTCGCCGAAACGGGAAACCAATGCCTCGGCCAGGGCGCGCTGCTCACGGATCCGTTCGCCGACCTTGTCCAGCTGCTGGACCTTGCGGCCCAACGCGGTGCGAGAGATCTCCGTGACGCCCAACAGCCGCAGATGCGCCAGGATCTCGTCGATGGTGTGCCCGCGCTCGCGCAGCCGGCCGATCTCCTCGCGGATTTCCGGCGGCAGGCGATCGATGCTCGACCGGCGGGCCATTAGACGATGCTCGGCTGCTTGACGCCCTCGCAGACCTCGTCGCCATTCGCGACGTTGAGGCCGCGAGCGGTCAGGTTTCCGACCATCACCCGGTCGGCGAAGTACTCGACCGTGACCAGGTGGCGCTCCTTCAGCCAGTCCAGATCCGCGCGCACCACCTCACGGGTAACGCCGCGCCGATGACCGAGCTGCTGCAGGCAGGTATGCAGCACGCTTTCATTCGCCGCCCCGCCGGCTTCCTTCAGCAGACGCAGCAAGGCCAGCCGCCGGTCTTCAGCCAGATGCTCCTGGTAGCTCTTCACGATTTCACCTTACGCAGGAAGTCGTCCATCACGCGGACCTGATGGCGCAGCTCGTCCTGTAGGGCGTCGAAGCCCTCGATCTTTTGGTTCAGGACCTTCAATTCGCCCTGGATGGCGGTGAGCTGGATCGAAAGATCGTGCCAACCCTTCAGGTCCGGCAGCTGGCTGACCGTCGACTCGACCTTTGCCAGCCGGCGTTCCAGTTCCTGGCGCTCGATACTCTCGGCCTTGATCGCCTTCGTCGTCGATTGATCTCGACGGTCGGCATCGTCCCGCGTCAGGAAGGTCTTACGTGCGGACCAAATGATCCAACCGGCGAGCGGGACCAAACACAGGTTGACGATCTGGACGATCGGCAGCAGGTCGCGGACCGTTTCCATCATCACCACCTTCCGCGACGTTCGCGAAGCTGCTGGCAACCGATGCAGGTTGTCGCCGAGGGCATCGCGGCCCGTCGCCGCGGTTCGATCGGATGCCCGCAGTCTTCGCATTCGTCGGCACCATCGCCAGCAAGCCGGCTGGTGACCGATCGGATCGCCATCTCCGTTGCCCGGATCTCCCGTTCTTGCGCTTCGTCCAGGGTGTCGGTCATCTGCAGGTCTCCAGCTGCTGGCGCAGCCGATCCAGGCGGCCGATCCATTCCCAGGTCGCGGGGAAGGCACCGGCCGTCAGCGCCTCCAGTTCGGCCGCGACGGCATCGCCGGCGACGGGCCAGGGTGGGCAAACGGTGATGGTCCGGTCAGAAGTCGCCAGACCGCATGCGCTCAAGCAGAGCGTCGCGATCGGCAGCACGGTGAGCCGCAAGATCGAGCTGTTCACGTTGGGTCTTGATAACGTTATCGCGATCGTCGATCCGCTGAGCGGCCCGGCCCGCGTCTCGCGCTGCCGCCGGCCCGGCGAGTAGCGCGAGGATCCACCGGCCGATACGTGCAAGGATCGACCACATGAGATCAGGCGGCGGGCGGTAGTTCGATTGATGCCGGCACGTCCAACAGACGCAGCAGTCGTGCCTCGACCAACTGCCGCACACCAGCTTCCGTGATCCCGAAGTGCGCCAGTGCATCCGGTACCCGGTCCAAGACGTACCGGACAGCAAGCGCGATCGCCTCGTTGCGCAAATCGACCGCAGGCGCCGCGTGGTTCATCCGATCGGATGCCTTGCCGATCGCCCAGGCGACACCGTTCGTCACCGCCCGTTCCAGATAGGCGCGCGTCTCGGCATCAATTGCCAGTCCGGCCTTCCGCTCAAGGTAGCGGGCGAGTGCCCGCACCCCGACGCTGCCGATCGCGGTGATGGCGGCGCCGACCAGACCGATGAAGGCCAGCACGATCTGCGTCAGATCGATCGACGTCACCGGCGGCGTGTCAGTGCTGGCGAGCGCGGCGGAGATTCCAAGGCCGACCAGCCAGAGGCCGCCGAGGACGATGCTGGCGACGCCCATGGCAAGAAACCTCGCCTGTTCCCAAATCCGATCATTGCCCTTGATGCGGAGCGAATGCCGGTAGCTGAGCAGGCCGAGGAAGATCAAAGCCGCGGCAAGCAAAAGGGAAATCATGAGGTCGGACCTCCGTTAGTAGTACGCGCGATTGAGCCAGCCCGCCTCGTACTTCGCGGAGGCGGGTCGGCGGGACGCGAGAAGTCGGTAGAAACCAGCGGCCTCGGAACGGAGGGCGGCGAGCAGCGCGGGTGTGACGACGTCGCGGACGGCCGTCAGGGTCCGGGAACCGATGATGCCGTCTTCGATCAGCCGGTAGCCCGAACACGCGCGGACCGCGCGCTGGAGGAGTTTGTGCGCCTGGCTCGCGCCCATGTTGACGGCCAAATCGAACGTCTTGATCGCGATCAATTCGGGCAGACGGGCGTAGCCGTAGCGGTCCCACCACAGGCGCCGGTAAAGGTGAAGCGCCTGGTCGGCGGTCAGCCGGCGCAGATCGTCCGCATCGACGTCGCCGTCGCGGTCGAGGTCCAGGTCAGCAAACCCGTCGCCGTCCAGGTCACCGATCGACCGCGCCCAGCGGAGCGACACGCCCCAGATCGTCGGGCCGCCGGGATCGTCCGGATCGTCCGACCAGAACCCCTCGTGCTGAAACACAACGCGGATTGCGCCGTCGAACAGCGGGTCGCCGGTCAGCGGCAGCTGGTCGAACCGGGGCGGCTGCGGCAGGCCGCGAAAAGCATAGCCGGAAAGCCCTTGGAGCCGCCCCTCCATTGAGCCGGCCCCCGAGTGCTTCCGCTCCGCAGGTATGACAGTGGAATGATCCATGCCCGCCAGAGTAGTGACGGGCAGCTCAAATGATCACCGGAACGGCTTCCGCCGACCGGCTTCAACATACAGGTGTTTAATCGGGTATTGAGAGGGCGTCGAATAAGCCCGGCTGGTTCGGGTCCGATTGCGACTGCCTCCGGCATTCGCGGACCCAGCGCGAGGTCACGCCAAAGCGGCGAGCGATTTCGCCGGTCGATCCTTCGGCCTCAGCGATCAGGCGCTTGCGGGTGCGCGCGATCGCAAGCACCGGAATGTCGATCTTCTCGCCCGCAAAGCGGGAAATGAGCTGGGCGGCGGCCTCGGGACCGATCGCCTGGACCAGGCGATGGTCGGGGCCGGCTGCATGCGGAACATAGCATGTCATGCCGCCGTAGGCGTCCACAAGCTTGAGCGTCGCGGCCACGCCGATCACCTCAGCGATCTCGATCAGGGTCTGAGGCCAGCCGCGGAGGTCGGTCATCGCATCAGATCCTGCATCGGAAGCCGCCAGACAAGCACATGTGTGTGCGTCAGCCCGGCATCGCGCTTGCGCCAGCAGAAGCGGAGCGTCACCAGTCCCTTCGTCGTGAAGTAGGGCCGCACGGTCGTAGATCGTCGGAAGCCCTGACCCAGCAGACGGGCATCGAGATCGCGCAGGTCGGCGTCGATCGGCAGGAGCGTCTCGACCTGGATCGGGTCGAGATAAGAGCCCGGCCGGAAGCGCTGGCGGGAACGTCTCATGATGCGTCTCCCCGTCGCTTCATCGCCTTGAGGGCTTCAATGACCTTGCCAGCCTCTTCCGGGTCGGTGAGCCAGCGCGCGCTATCGACGTGGGTGAGCCGGCGGACGAATGCGTCCAGCGCCTGGTCCGTCCGATTGCGGACGAGGCCCATCTCGGCCAGCTCGATCCACAAGCCGCGAACCATACGGGCCTGGGCTGTCGGATAGGAGCGCGCCTGGCGCTGGCGGCGGTAGGCACCGAGGCGCCCCAGCTCCTCGATCACGCGGCCGAGTTGCGCCTCGGAGAGGTCGGCCGCCGAGGTCTTTCCCGTGAGCCGCTGCAGGAGAGCGCGATAGCTGTCATCGGCCAGCGCCAGAGCCTTCGCCCCGACCTTGACCTTGCCGATCGCCGCACGGCGCCTGGCGCGGGCGGCCATGTCGACGAGCGTCGCGGTCATGGCTTCTTTCTCCGTTCCCGGATTTCGGCGGCGAGTTTCTGGCGGAATTCCTTTCGGCCGGCGGCGAAGAATAGAGCCCCCGTCAGATGGCTGCGGGCGTGGGACAGGCCGGCGACCAAGTCCTCGCGACTGAAGCTGCGGATCAGGTCGGCGAGCTTCGTCCCTCGACCCTGGGCGGCAGCATCAAAGGCGCGCTGGATCTCCTCGTTGGTCGGAGTAGGCTGGCGTTTCATCGACCATCCTCCTTGGCAAATTCATCGAACCGCCGCTCGTTCACGAGCACGAAGCCGTCCGGGATCGCGACGGCGAGCAGATCGCCCTGCGCCTCCGGCCGGGCGCTCCGGCGGGCGTGGCTGTTGAGGAAGCCGGCTACCTCGGCATGACCCACGCCGGCCGCATCCAAGGCGTCCAGGAAGTCCCACACGATGACGCGGGCGTCCTCGCTGCTCAGGCGCCCGGCCGGCGGCACCCGACGGCCGTGGAGCGCTGCCGTCGCTCGCAGCGCCCAGTCCCGCATCGCCACCTTGACGCTGGCCGGCACGGTGCGCTGGCGCCGGACAAGGCTGACCAAGTGCCACAGGGTCAGGAGGTGATCGACGCGGGCCATGCCTTAGCCCTCCGCCTGCGCGGCGATGGGCGCCGGGAGCCCCTTGACCGCAAACGGCGGCTTGCCCATCCCGGCGCGGATGCGGTTGGCGCGGGCCACCATCCACTCTGCATCGCGATTGGTGCCGTCGACCCGGTAGACGTCGGGGCCGCCGATCACGCTGTAGTCGCGCGACTGCAGGAAGCGCTTCACCTCGGTAATGTCGACCTCGACCAAATCGGGGTTTTCGGGAAGCTGCGGCGGCTCGGCCGGGGGCGCTTCGACCGCCGGCGATGCCTCTCCGGTGCGGGTCGCCGGCTCAACGTTCATCCGATACCGACCGCGGCTGCCGGTCACGGGGACGATGCGACCGGCATCCGCGAGGCGACGCAGCCGCCAACTCGCGGCGGAAGGGGCGATGCCAAGCGCCGCCGCGACGCTCGCGGCCCCCGCACCGGTCTCACCCGCGTCGGCGATGACCGCTAGGGTCTTAGGGGTCCATTCCTCCGACTGCGGGCGCCGGCCGCGACGCGCCTGTCTGGCGGGTGGCGGACGGTCTACGATTGCGGGCGCAGCGGGCACCGGCAGGGCCTTCGCCGGCGCGTTCTCGCCGCGGAGCCACGCCACCGCGGCCTGCGCGGCCGCCATGGCCGCCGAAAGCGTCGGATGCTCGGCCATTGCGGCTGCCAGCAGCCGCGCGCGGTAAGCAGGATTGATCATGCGCAGCCCTCCGCCTGCGGCGCGGTCAGCGCCGACACCAGATTGGGCTCGCCTTTCGTGAGGAAGGCCGAGAACCGCTGTGCGGCGGCAAGAGCCTTGGCGTCGTCCGGCGCCTCGGGGACTCCAGGGACGAGAAGGGTCTGGCCGTCATAGGCATGCCGGGCACGTGCCTCGAGCACCCGCCTGAGATCGTTCGCCGGGCCGCGGGCGAGCGGCAGCGTCCCTTCCGGGATTGTGCGGCCGACTTCGATCTGGCCGGACCGCCAGCAGTATGCATGGAGCGTCATGGCCGGCCTCACACGCGCGCCAGGTCGAGCGGGATCTGAACGAAGTCCTGATCCGGTGCCGGCCGCCGGTAGAAGCGGATGTACTCCTTCGACCGGGTGACCCGGACGCTGTCGGAGATGGCCTGCATTGCTCGCTTCCAGCGATCGTCATCGAACTGGAACCGGCGCAGGCCAAGGATCCGGTCCTTGTCGACCTTCCCCTCCTTGTTGACCTTGAACGCGTCGGTGACGATCGCCTTCAACTCGTCCGGGGCGTTGTCACTCCAGCTCGTCAGGCATTCGTCGATGAGTTGCTTGGCAACCTGCAGCTCGGGGCCGAAGTCGATGAATTCTCCTACGGCGAGCTGGACGCGCATCATGCCGTCGTAGCTGGTCAGAGTGAGGTTGCCCTTCTTGCCGCCGCGGGTGACGCCATACTGTTCGGCGATCAGCTGCAGGTGCGCCTGGATGTCCTGATGCGCGCGCTGCCGGAATGCGGCGAGCTGCTCGTGGAGCCCCATGGCGGCGTCGATCAGATCACGAACCAGCCGATCCTCCTGCTTGTGCTCGGGCTTGACGACGGCTTCGGGGACAAAGCGCCCCTCAGCGTCCTTCATGTAGCCGGGCGGGATCTCGACAGAGATGTTCATTAGGCGAGCCTCTCAGTTTGGTCTTGTGAACAGGAATTGGCCGACTGCAACGAGGAGTGCAGGCAAGAACGAAGCCTGATTGCGCAGACGGCGGAGCCGACGACGGGTGCGGATCTTCATCGCACCGGCTCCTCGGCGATGGCGGTCTCGAGAACAGCAGCGGCAAGCGCACGAAGCTGCTCGCCGACCGACATCCCATGGATCGGTCGCCCCTGAACAATCCGCGCCGCAAGCGCAGTTGGCTCGATTACCTGGCGTCGGCCGGCAACGTGCCGTTCGATGCGACCGCCGCCCACGTCGACCCAATAGACCCAGAGATCGTCGGCGATCTGCTGGAACGCCTTTACCTCTCCACGCTTGGTCGCGCCGCCGGCAGAGAACTCGATGACGGTGCCGATCGGACTGCTCATGCGGCGCCTCCCGTTGGAGCGGCAGGGAGACGGCACAGGTCCGACTTGCTGAGGAAGATGACGTTACCCTCGACCCGCCGCACCGGCTGCGTCATCTGTCGAGCCGACGCTGGAACGACGGTTCTTTCCATCTCGCGGACCGCTTCGATGATGGGAATGATGCGATCGATCCATCGGCTGACGAGTGTCTCGGGCAGGTGATACTCGGCGGCGAGCTGCAACACCCAGCGGGCCGCCATTTCGAGATCTCTGGAGGTCATGACCTTTCTCCCAGGCGACTGTGCGGGCATCCGGACCGGCACGCGCGGTATAGCCGGATCCGCTCATGGTTCGTGTTCATGAAGGGGCGGCGCTGCTCTTCCAGGCAGCGCTGCGTCGGGATCTCCCCAAGCACCGGGCAAGCCACCCGCTCGGCCATGAAGGCGCCGCGCACGGCGGCCTCAACGCGCGTTAAATCCCCGGTGTAGCGGCGGTTTAATACGGTCGAGACCAGGGCGGGGCTGTACCGGATTTCCTTTGCGGCGCGGGCTTGGCTGGTCGCATCGCAGGCTTTCGCCAAGGTGAGCACCCAGTCCGGCAGAACATCACCTCAGGCCGCTCGGGCACGCTCAACGGCGCTGATCTTGGCCGGAGTCATGGGCGCGGCTCCTCGGACCAGACGACCTTGCCGAGGTTCGGGTCGAAGACCTGCCTGACGCGCTGGATCTGGGGCGATCTCGGCCCCGTGTTCTTCGACTTCAGAAACCGGTACGTCGCTAGCGTCCCAGGCTTGCTCGGTTGCACGATGGCGAGATAGCCGGCCTGCGCCAGATGCTTGACGTAGTCCTTCGCATCTATCTCGTTGACAGGGGTCGCTTCGGTTGAGGCGTGAACGGCGAGATCGCGCGCGGTGAACTCGCCGATCATCTTCATCGTTCGCCACATCTGATCGCGGGCAGCGCCCTGCGTCACCTCGGTGCCGTCCCGTCGAACACGCGGGGCGTCGACACCGACGTCACGGGTGAGCTGGTAAATCAGCGTCCGGAACTGAGCCGATTCGTCATCGCCGATCCGCTTGATGTAGCCGGCGCGTTCCAACCCCTGGACATAGGTCCGGATCGTCTCCGTGTTGATGTTGGTGTCGCCGGAAATCTCTCGGATGGTGAAGGTGCCACGCTTCCGGATCTCGGCCCATATGACCTCGCGGCTGACCGGAAACTTGGTGGCCGAGATGAGGTGAACAGGCAGGCGCGCCATCTCAGATCCTCCGCTTTGGCGCTTCGCCGGTGTAGAGGGGCCGGTCGCCCCAGGCGGACCGGTCGATCTTGTCGACACCCATGGTCAGCGCTTCTGCCTGAACCCGGTCGAGATTGACGCACAGGCGACGCGCCGACCCGCGAGCCAACTCCAAGATGTGCTGGAGAAGATCGTCGGCGATCTCGACCTGCCGGACGTAGAGCCGGCGCAGATGACGGGCATCGTCGAAGTTGATCGGCTGCGCCGGCGCCCATTCGAGAATGCGCCCGTCGAACCGTTCCCAACGTTTGAGCTTGGCCGGCAATTGCTCTTCTCCGATCAGCAGGATCGGGGCGGCCGAGCCGTCGTAGATGTCGCGGACCAGGTCGACCATATTGCGGGCGACGATGTGATCCATCTCGTCAATGATCAGCGGCCGACGCGACAGGACGAGCTGCTCGGAGATCTGCTCGACCATTTCAGGAATCGTCTTTGCGGGGTCTATGCCCATCTCCCGGAGGATCGAGAGCAGGAAGAACCGGCGGGTCCAATTGCTCTTCGCCTCGACGTAATAGGCCCGGTGGCTGTTGGCGGCATACGCGGCGGACATGCTCTTACCGAAGCCGCTGGGGCCGTAGAACGCCGCCATGCCCGGCAGATGACTCTCGCGCTCCATGACACGCTCAAGCGCCGTAAGGCACATCGCGACGTTGCGCAGCGGCGCCGTCGTCGAAGACCCATTGACGGGGGGATGGCCATCGAACATTGTTCAGATCCTCATAGTGTTGTTGCTGTTATCCGGCCGCGGTCATCGGGAAGGCGCTCCCGAAATCCGCGGCCATCCTCATCCGGGCCTTCCACTCGGCCTGGTTTCGGTAGTTGCTATGCCAGCGGACGGCCTGGTCGCTGATCGCCTCGCCGGCATTGATGCGCCGGTCGAGATCACACCAGAGCGCGAACCGCTCGTCCGCGCCGGTCGGCACCGCAAAGGTCACTGCCTGATGCGACCGAGCATCGGTGGGCTCGGCCGCCAACTCGGCTTCGCTGACGTGATCGTCAGAGCGCAGCCAGAGGTGGAAGCGATCGTCCGCTAACTGCGGAATTTCAAAGGTGCTGGCCGGTTCTGAGGTGTGATCGCGGTTTGCAGGCGACAGCGTCGACTCGAACTGCTCGATCAGCTGCTGCTGGCGGGCCTGTACGCCGGCCGGAAGTGCTGCCGGCTGCATCTCAATGACGCTCGGCCCCAGCTCCGACCGGATCTCCTCGGCCTTCGTCTCCAGGCGTCGCAGGCGGCCGGCAGCGCGCTGCTCGCGCGCCTGCTCGATCCGGCTTCGTGGGAAGTAGGGCTGCTTGTTCCCGTCAAGCTCGGCAACGCAAACTAGCCGGCCCTCCATGTCGCGGACCCAGACCCGGCTCGGATCATGGATATCGTAGCCAACGGAAACCTCTCGCCCATGGAGATCGAGGCGATCCAGATCCCTGTGGAAGTAGGTGTTGCCGAAGAGCTTGATCTGGCCTCGCACGACGGTGCGGATCTCGTAGGGCCGGAACAGATCATCCAGTTCGCCGGCTTCCGGCTGGATTAGCTCCACGCCGGCAGCAATCGCGGCATCCCATGCTTCGCGAGGGCTTTGATGGCGGAGCTTCCCGGTTTCAGGGTCCCGAATTTTCGGCAGGCTGGAATGCGGGCGGTCGTTGTATGCGTCGACCTGCTCCTGAGCCCACGCCAGGAACTCCGACCAGGGCTGGATCAACTGAGATGATCCCCGGGCCTGGATGTCTTTCCTGGACCGCCTGAACACGAGCTTACGCGCTTCCGGATCCATGTCACGGCCGACATAGGACGGCAGGAATTTGGCCGGCCGGATCCAGCAGGAAGCATGGAAGCGTTCGATGACGCCTCGTGCCTGGCTGGCGTATGGCAGACTGTTCGCCTGCTGTGTGCCAAGGCGCGCGAGGATACCTGTGGCAGGTCCGTTCAGCAGCTCGTTCTTAAAGCCGCCGCCGTTGTCCACGTAGAAGATCGCCGCGATAGCTTTCGACGAGGCGACGCGCAATGCGTCGGCCACCAACCAGGATCCCTCGGCGAGACCGGCCGACCAGCCGACACAGAACCGAGTGGCGACGTCGAGGACGCTGATGATCTCGGGTCGGAACGGCTTCCCGTGGACCGGGTGTTGGACCTCGCGGTCGTGGCAGTGACCATCGGCCGTGTAGACATCCGCCGGTGCGAGCATCGAGAAATCCCGGACAGTGTATGCCCGCAACCGCTTCAGCTCGCGTGGCCCCATACGCCCCCGGTTCCGCTCGACCGCTCCCATCCGGGCGATCGTCCGTTCGACGGTGCGCAAGCTCGGAAGTTCGACACCCGCTGGTAGGTTTTCCGCCAAGCGCTCGTAGCACGCCGAGATCGATGGCTTGCCTGGGGACCGGTAGAGCATCATGAACGGCAGCAGCCAGTCCGGCGGCGCGGTCATCGCGCGCTTGCCGTCAGCGGTTGCCAGCCCTTCGGCACCGCGCTCGGCGCGGTGCTTCTGCCAGCGCCGCAGGCTCGCCTCCGACAGCGTGCGGGATCCGGATTTCCCGGCTCGCGCATTCGCGACTGGAACCAGTGCTTGCAGGTGAGGTGCCAGCCTGCCCTCGCGGGCGAGGCGCACGACTGTTGCTCGGGCCGCCATTGCCCCTTCGATCACAGTTAGACGATCGACCTCCTGGAGGATGGCGAGCCGCGCCTCCATGACCTCACGCTGGTAGGTCTTCAGCGATGTGGTGGGCGGCGGTTCCTGGACCACCGGGACCGGGCGCTGCGCGGTTGTGAGATACCGCTCGGTCAGAGCCTCACGCGCAGGCGCCGGGAGCGACGACACATGGTATTCGGCGCCGCCCCCGAACCCCTTTCGGCGACGGGCCTTCCACCCGCCACGCTTGGCCAGAGACAGAATGCTCGGCTTCGATTTCGGCAGGCCGGGGAGGTCGAGCTGCAGAAGCTCGGTTGCGGAATACCAGTCCTTTAGGTCCGTGCTCATCGCGCGGCCTCCCGCAGCAAGGGCAGCGGCGGCAACGCGGCTGCGATACGACGTTGCTCCTCTTGGCCATAGGCGATCAGCAGTGCCCACTGCCCCATGCGAGCGAGCCGCGCCTCCTGGGTATCGCTGAGGCGGGCACCCATGTCGGCGGCAAGCTTCTCCATCACGTGATTGTTGCCGATCGCGAGGCAGAAGGCCGGCAACAGGTCGGCCGGGAACCTGTTCGGTCGTGCCGCACCAGTCCAGGTATCGAGCATCGGTTTCGTGATTTGCCGACCGGCGAGCACCGTCATCGCTTCGGCGATCTGCGCCCGATCAAGCGGCGACCGCGAGATCGCTTCGTTGAGCCAGCGCCGCAGCTTCTGGTCCAGATCGTGGGATGCCGTAGCGCGGCTAGGCTCGACCGGCACGTCGACCAGCTCAACTTGGTCGAGCATGCTCAGGAACTGCAGCTGCCGTGGATCGTGATGCCGGCGGCGGCGCCGGCGGTGAGCGGATTGAACTTCTGTCCTCATGGTTGCGAACCCTTCTGTTTTTGGTGATTTCACAAGGACTTGGGACCCGAAAAGGACGGCCGGGACCGCGCGGGCACACCCTCGGGCGCCCGGCCATCAAGTTCAGGTTCGCAATTGCCGGGATTGCCCGCCCGGCACGGGACATCACCAGCCGAGGCGGAGCCAGCGGCCGGAGAAGCTCTGTCGATCGTCGAGAGGTCGCGTGTACGCCAGGAGCCATCGGACATGGTCACGCGGCCTCCTGCGTTTGAGCATTACACGGTTCGCCCTGTGCGATATCCTTCCTCTGTTTGGCACGACGGCCCTGCCGAGGCGTACCGTCTGGGAAGTAGTGGTTCGGCCATAGCTCGTAATGGCTGACACCGATGGCCCGGGCGATCACATCCTGCGGTCCGGGGAGGTACTTGCCGTTGACCAAGACCTTGCTGAATGCCGAGCGGGTGAACCCGCTTCGGTCAGCAAGTGCGGCGACGGTCCCGCACCGCTTACGGATCGCGCTGCGGATGTCTTCGGGATGCCAGCCTTTGGGCCTGCGTGCCATTAGTACCTCTAGATCCCGGCCCCGCCAGGCCGGGTTTTTGCGGGTGTTTATGGTCAACTAATGGACTGAACATGACCCCTTCATGGTTCATTGTCAACAGAGTTATTCCCTTTACGGTTCGCTTTACGGTCGAGCCGTGCCCGCGATTGCCTAACTCATTGATATAGTTGGCAAAAATGCGAACCGTAAAGGAGAGAAACGGCGAGCCGAAGGGCCTAACGGTCCAGCAGATGGACCGTAAAGGGTTCACTGAGCGGTTGCGCCAGGTTGTTGGGGATCGATCGGGCCGAGCATTTGCGGCTCAGGCGGGAATCCCGGCGACGACGTTCGCGAAGGTGCTAGCTGGCGAGACTGAGCCAACTCGACCGACATTGGTGGCGATCGCCAAGGCTGCAGGCGTATCGGTTCATTGGCTTGCTGTCGGCGAAGGCTCTGTGACCGTCACCGGAGAGCCGATGGATCGTGCCTTGATGCGCGAATGCATCGTGGCCGTAGAAGAGCTGCTTGTCGAGCTGGGGCGGCAGATCGAGCCGGCTCGGAAAGCGGAGCTGATCGACTTGGTCTATGCCGCCGAGCAAAACGAACGGGGGAAGGGCCGGCCGGGCCTCAGTGGCGCAGAGATCATTCGGCTGGTCCGGCAGTCATCTTAA